CATCATCAATAATATACAGGACAAAGAGGTGTGGCCTAAATGTTGTTTTTTTTTTTAAAAAGTTTTTGTTTGATTGTTTTGACAAGGTTACACCCTGTTCAGGGCGTTTCCCACGGGAAAGACCATGACGTCAATTGGGTGTTTTTGTGGACTTTGGCCCGCGAGCCCGTTTTTGACTGTTTACTGAAATTGTGGTTTTTGGGTGGAGTGTTTACTCATGTCAGAGGAAATTTTCTGGGTTTATTGTTCTAGCCTTGGAGCCAATTTTCCACACCCGGCGCCAGACTGTCTGACATTGTTTTGAGAAACTCTCCGTTCCCAGGGTCACAGGACCGCACCCGCGAGAATGGTCACGCCTTTTGTTTTTTCTGCTTTAAATTCACTGCAGAGACGAAAGAGGAGTACTCTTGAGTGCGCAGCGAGAAGAGTTTTCTCTCAGCGAATCTGCCAAAAATGAAGTTAACTCTTGAGCCGGCACCGCGCTGTCTTCATGAATATGTTTCTCAGCTACTGGAAGATTGGCAGCCGGAATGTCTCTCCTGTGAGTACTCCCATGGTGGCTCGTCACCACCGAGTCTTCATGATCTTTTTGATCTTGAGCTGGAAAATTCTCGTTCTCCTTCTCCGCTGCTGTGTGATTGGTGTGCGGAGGCTGACAGTGAATCTACAATTTCCACGGAGACTGATGTTGGCTTTACTTTGAACACTCCGCCGGTTTCTCCTCTTCCTTCGTATTCCACTTCTCCTGCAAGTATTCCTGAGGACATGCTGTTGTGTCTAGAGGAGATGCCTACCTTTGATGACGGGGATGAGGTTCGGAGTGCGACCACCTCCTTTGAGCACTGGGAAAATAACTTTGACCCTAATGTTGGGTCTTTTTTTGGTTGTCTGCGTTGTGCCTATTACCAGGAGCAGGGGGAGAATTCCATTTGTGGGCTTTGTTACTTAAAGGCCCTTGCTGAAGGTAAGATATTTTAAATTATGGGTGGGTCAATAGTTTCACAAAGGTTCTTATGTGTTCCTCTCTGTTTTAGTGCCCTGCGCCATGCCTGTTCGCGCAGAACCTGTTGATGCTGATGCCGGAGAGGATGATGAGGTCATTTTTGTGTCTGCTAAACCTGGTTCCAGAAAGAGGTCAGCGGTGACTTCCCGCGGCTCAGTTGAAAGCAGTAAACGCCCTTGCTTGCCAGAGCCTGAACAAACTGAACCTTTGGATCTTTCCCTAAAGCCACGCCCGCAATAAATTATTCTTGAGTAAACAATGTGTTCATTTCTGTGTTTCATTTGTGGGCGGGTCTAGAGTATATAATGATCCAGTTCATTCTGTGACTCATTAGGCTTCTAGATCTAGCTAGGAGCAGGTAGTATGGACCCTCTTAAGATCTGTGAAAACTATTTGACTTTCAGGTCTATAATCAAAGGTAGCACTTTTTCGCCAGGCGTGTTTAGGCGGTGGCGCTTCCATGCTTTGGCCGATGTTGTCGGTAACATAGTGGAACGGGAGGAAGGCAGGTTTTGGGAAATTGTTCCTGAAACCCACACTTTGTGGGCGCTTTTTCGAGGAGGCTTCACCGTTGCTCCTTTTACTGAAATTCTTACATCACTGCAGCTTGAAAACAGAGGCAGGCAGTTGGCTTTTTTAGCTTTTTTGTCTTTTTTGCTTCGCAACTGGCCTTCAGACTCAGTAGTGTCTGAGGACGCTAGACTTGACTTGGTCTGTGCGCCGGCATGGAGCAGGATTCAGATCTGGAGTCAGGCCGCGCGACTAATCAACGACCTCCCAGAGTCCGTGTTCGAGGGGCAGGGGTCCGTGGTAGAGGAAGAGTGCGGAGAAGAGCACTTAGCGAGGGACAGCGACGATCCCTTTTTCGACTAGACGATCTGCAGCTTCCAGATTCCCTGTATGTTACGCGAGCTCTGCAACGGGACCATGCTTTGGAAATGCCTAGAGGGCAGGTAGATTTTAGCTTGATTGAGGCTGAGGAGAGGAGGGCCGGTCCTACGGACGAGTGGTATTTTGAATCTGTTAAAACTTACAGGGCTAAGCCGGGGGATGATCTCCAGACCTTAATCAAAAATTATGCCAAGATTTCTCTGGAATGTGGGGCTGTGTATGAAATAAACTCTAAGATTGTGGTGACGGGGGCTTGTTATATAATTGGTAATTGTGCTGTACTTAGGGCTAACCTGCCGGTAGGGACTGCAATGTTTGAGGTTTTGAATGTAGATGTTATTCCGTCAATTGGTTTTATGGAAAGGATAGTGTTTTCAAATATTCTTTTTGATTGCAGGAGTACCACAGCTGTAGTGTGTTGCATTAGTGAAAGAAATACGCTCTTTCACAATTGTGTCTTTTCCGGTCCACACATGCTGTGCTTGGATATTAGGGCGGGGGCCGAAGTGAGGGGATGTCATTTTGTGGGTGCGGTGTGTGCTCTGCGTAGCAAGGGTTTGTATAGTGTTAGAGTGAGAAATAGCATCTTTGAAAAATGTGCTTTTGGGGTAGTGAGCGGCTCCAAGGCTTCCATTAGCCACAGTATGTTTAAAGACTGTGCTTGCTGTATTATGCTTGGGGGACAGGGCACTATCGCACATAGTCATTTTATGGCGACCACTTGCACTGATACACCTATGAACCTGCAATTATGTACTTGTGAGGGGAATGGAAGTCATGTGGTTCCTCTGGGAAATATTCACTTTGCTTCTAATCGGGAAGCCCCGTGGCCTACATTTAACGCGAACGTTTTGGTTCGGGTACGTTTATACATGGGCCGGCGCCGGGGAGTGTTTCATCCTAAGCAGTCAACATTTTCTATGTGTGTCATTGCCGCTCCAAGAGGGGTTGTGCAAAGAATCTATCTGTTCAGTGTGTATGATGCAACCTGCGCCATTTTGCAACTGGGCGAAGCAGGTGATGCTGCTACCGAAAGACTGTGTACCTGCGGTATGAGGCATAACACCCCTTCTTTGAGGGCTGCTTATGTTACTGACACGAGGATTGATCGGGAAATAAATTCCCAAGACACGGCGGAGTTTTTTAGCAGTGATGAAGATAACTTATAAGGTTGGTATGGGCGTGGTTTTTGGTAAGTATAAAAGGGGCGAGGCACGTGGCTATAAATATATTTACAGCCATGGACCCTCAACAGAAGGGGATTGTGAATACATGTTTTCTAACAACGCGCATTCCATCCTGGGCAGGAGCGAGACAAAATGTGACCGGATCAGATTTAGGAGGAAAGCCCGTGCCTTCAGATGTGCTGGAGAGTGGACGTCCGCTTGCAGCTCCACGCGTCAGGACTTTGTATGAGGAGCAGCAACTGAATATGCTTACGGTGAATGTTATTCTGGACGATTTGAAGACCCAGGTGGCCGCCATGCAGAACTCTGTGACAGCCATTCAGGAAGAACTTAAAGATCTAAAGCAACGAGTCGCAGCCCGATAATGTTTTCAATAAAAATTTATTTTTTCTTTGAATGATAATACCGTGTCCAGCGTTGTCTGTCGGTAAGGGTTCTATGAATTCTTTCTAGGGCTTGATACAATTTACCTTGAATGTTAAGATACATGGGTATAAGCCCCTCTTGTGGGCTTAAGTACATCCAATGCATACAGTTGTCAATGGGTTCAGTATTATATACAATCCAATCAAAGTTAGTATTTAGGCGGTGGTAGTTAAAGATATCTTTAAGCAAGAGGGAAATAGCAGTGGGTTGTCCCTTGGTGTAGATGTTTATAAATCTATTCAGTTGAGAAGGGTGCACTTTTGGACTTATCATGTGCACCTTTGCTTGGATCTTTAAGTTGGCAATGTTTCCCCCCTGATCTCGTCTTGGATTCATGTTGTGAAGAACCACTATAACAGAATATCCCGTACACTTTGGGAACCTGTCTAACAACTTAGAGGGGAAGGCGTGGAAGAATTTTGCTATGCCCCTGTTTCCGCCTAGGTCTTCCATGCATTCATCCATTACAATGGCTATTGGACCTTTAGAAGCTGCATTTGCAAAGATATTGTTAGGGCTGGTGACATCGTAGTTTTCATCTTTGGTAAGCTGAGCATAAGACATTTGTATAAACCTGGGCATGATGCTTCCGCTCTGAGGAACTACCGTGTTTTCTGGACCAGCAAGGAAGTTGCCTTCACATATTTGGGTTTCCCAGGCTGCAATTTCTTGGGGAGGGATCATGTCCACCTGGGGAGTGATAAAAAAAACTGTTTCTGGTGTTGGGACTATAAGCTGGGCGGACATGAGGTTTCTAAGGAGTTGGGATTTTCCACATCCTGTGGGTCCATATACCGCAGCGATAAAGGGTTGCTTGTAGTAGTTTAGGGATGTGCAGTTGCCTTCTTTATTAAGGTATTTACTGGCCCTAATACAACATTGTGTTATGCTATCTTGAATGTCTAGCAAATCATTCAATAAAGAATCACCTCCCATAGAAAGTAGTTCCTCAAAAGAGGTAAAGTTTTTAAGGGGTTTTAGTCCTTCTGCATATGGCATTTCTGTTAGACTTTGTTGGAGTGTTTGCAACCTGTCCCAAAGATTTTTTAAGTCATCCACTGCAGCTCCATCCACGTAGTTTCGTTGTTTCTTGGATTTGGATACTTGCGACTGTATGGGATAAGCCGATTCATGTCTAGAGCATGTAGGGTTTTGTCCTTCCATGGCCTCAGCTTCCTTGTTAAGGTGGTTTCTGTCACTGTGAAGGGCTGGACATGAGTCTGCACACTGGTGAGGGTCCTGCGAAGGCTCATTCTGCTGGTTTTGAAGATGTCTGAGCCCTGCTGCAGGTCGGCATAGTAGCAAGCCTTTAGCACATCGTAGGAGAGGGTGGAGGTGGCATGACCTTTTGCCCGTAACTTGCCCTTGCCCACGTATTGACATTCTGGACATGTGGTGTCCTTTAAAGCATATAATTTTGGCGCCAGGTACACTGATTCTGAACTGTATGCATCCGCCCCACATTTCTCACATTTAGTTTCACACTCCACTAGCCAAGTGAGTTCCGGGTTGTTGGGGTCGAAGACTAGATTTCCTCCATTTTTTTTGAGTCGTCTCTTACCTTTTTCCTCCATTAGTCTGTAACCCTCCATGGTGGTAAAGAGGCTGTCGGTGTCCCCGTAGACAGATTTTAGGATTCTCTTTTCCAGTGGAATTCCAGCGTCGTTTTCATAAAGAAACTGAGACCACTCTGAGACAAAGGCCCGGGTCCATGCTAGAACAAAGGAGGCAATTTGAGAAGCATACCTGTTATTGGTTATTAGGGGGGTGGACTTTTCCAAAGTGTGTAAACAAAAGTCATCATCCTCAGCATCAATAAACATGATTGGTTTGTAACGATATGACGTCATGTTAAAATTTTGCATAAAAGGGCCTTCAGCGTGCGGGTTTTCAGTTGGATATTCTTCGCTGTAAGAAGGCGGTGCCAACCGGTGGACGTCAAAATTGACAGGTGGGTACGCTACGACAAATTCTGGCATGATTTCTGCGCACAAATTGTCTGTTTCTATGTATGAGGATGATTTGACTACATAGGCTCCAGAAGCAATTTCTTTAGCAATGTTTGACTCTATTTGATCTGAAAAAACTGTTTTTTTGTTATCTAGCTTGGTAGCAAATGAGCCATACAGGGCATTTGACAGTAGCTTGGCGATGCTTCGCATGGTTTGATTTTTGCTTTTGTCTGCTTTTTCTTTGGCGTTAATGTTGAGCTGCACATACTCTCTGGCAAGACATTTCCATTCTGGAAACACAGTGGTTCTCGTGTCCGGGATAAGGGTAACCTTCCATCCGCGGTTGTGTAGGGTAATGACATCAATGGAGGTTGTAACTTCCCCGCGCAGGGGCTCATTTGTCCAGCAAAGTCTGCCCCCTTTACGTGAGCAGAAGGGGGGAAGCACGTCCAAGAACTCTTCTGCCGGTGGATCGGCATCAATGGTAAAGATGCCTGGAAGAAGATCTTCATCAAAGTAGCTAATAGTTTTATGCTCTTGCATTTTATGTTCGTAAGCTTTTATGGCCACTGCTCGCTCATAAGGGTTTAGCGGCGAGCCGGCGGGAAAAGGATGTGTCAGAGCGCTAGCATACATGCCACATATGTCATAAACAAATACTGGTTCTTGCAACACTCCTATATAAGTGGGGTAGCATCTACCTCCCCTGATGCTAAGTCTTACATATTCATACATTTCATTGGAGGGAGCCATGATTATCGTGTTTAGATGGGGGGCGTTTGGTTTTTCTGCTCTGTACAAAATTTGTTTAAAAATAGCATGGGAGTTTGAGCTGATGGTTGGACGCTGGAAGACATTAAAATAGGTTTCAGGTAAGTTAACAGAGTTTTTTATAAAAATCTGGTATGATTCTATAAGCTTGTTAACTAGCTGGGCTGTTACTTGTACGTCGAGTGCGCAGTAATCAAGGGTTTGCTGGATTATGTCGTAAGCGCCCTTTTTCTCTTTTTTCCACAGGTCTTTATTAAAGCAGTATTCCTCCTGATCCTTCCAGTACTTCAAATCCGGAAAGCCGTCGGCATCTTGCTGGTAAGAGCCTAACATGTAAAACTCATTAACGGCCTGATAGGGGCAACACCCTTTGGAAACCGTTAGGCTGTATGCTTTGGCAGCATTTTTGAGGCTTGTGTGCGTTAGAGAAAAAGTGTCACGCACCATAAATTTTATGTACTGGGTTTTTAAGTCGGATGCCAACACCTGGCCCTGCTCCCAGTGTCTGTAATCTTTGCTAGGCACGTAGCTGGGATTAGGCAAAGAGTAAGTGATATCATTAAATAGCAGCCTTCCAGCACGTGGCATGAAGTTCCGAGAGATGTCGAACACGGGTGGGATTTCTGCCCGTGTGCTAACCACTTGAGCCGCTAATAAAATTTCATCAAAACCTGTGATATTGTGACCCACTACATATACTTCAATAAATCTTGGAGTTCCTTGAAGTTTAAATTTTTTTAATTGATTTGCAGTGATGTCTTCAGGGTTCTCAAGGCCCAATGCGGCGGCCTCTTCCATAAGCTTGGGATTTTGACAGAGTACGTGGGACCATAGGTTGTTAGCGAAATGCTGCTGTAAAGTGTCTCTAAATGTTTTGAATTTTACTCCTATGGCTCTTTTTTCGGGAGTGATGCAATAGTAAAGAGCGGTTTGTTCATTACTGTTCCAAGTGTCCCAGTTTTGTGTTGTTGCAAGATTTTTAGCAGCATTTACCAGATGCTCATCTCCCAGTAATTGAAACACTAGCATAAATGGCACTAGTTGCTTTCCAAACTTGCCATGCCAGGTATATGTTTCCACATCATAAACAATAAACAGCCTCTCTGTGTTTGCCGGAGCTCCAATTGGACTGAAGGAGATTTTTTCCCACCAGTCTGCGCTGTGTGAGGCCACGTGATGAAAGTAAAAGTCCCGTCTTCTAAGTGTGCAGGTGTGAGTAACTTTGAAAAAAGACCCGCAAAACTCACACTTTTGCATTGGGGAAATGTCTTTTATTAGGAAAACTTTGCCATGTTTAACCAAAAACTTGAGTGGAAAGCTGAGCAGCGGAATTTCCGCTCGAAACTCCACCTTTCTAACTGTCCCTCGCTGATAGTAGTATATAAGACTGTAGCTTGCCGCAGCCTCTTCTATGAGGGTGGGTAGGTTGTGGACGGTGATAGGTTTGTTTAAGCAGGCGGGTAAGTCATAGAGGTTGGTGTTGCAAAGGTTAGTGAGGGCACTGGCCAAGTTGGAGTGATATTTAATTTGCACACACTGTCCATTGTCTAATATGGCCGAAATGCTTAGGGTGGCACGCTGAGCTACTACAGCACCTCTGTACTTGCGCTTGGTTGAGTTTATGGCGGGAGTTGCACCTGCTCGTGCTGAGCTGGCAGAGGCCTGTGTTGCATCCTGAGCTGGGAGGCTAGGGCCACTACTCTCCTGTTGATTGATTGAATTTGGCGGTTCTGTGAAAAGACCACTGGTCCCGTGACTTTGAACCTAAAAGAAAGTTCCATAGAATCAACCTCTGTGTCATTAATGGCCACCTGCCTTAGAATTTCGCTCACATCCCCACTATTTTCATGATAGGCAATGTCTGCCATAAATTGTTCCATTTCTTCTTCTTCTAGCTCTCCTAGCCCGGCCCTTTCTACTGTAGCAGCCAGATCACCAGACACGCGAGCCATAAGCTGGCTGAAAGCATTTTCTCCCATTTCATTCCACACTCTACTATAAACTACCTGTCCTTCATGATCCCTAGCCCGCATGACCACCTGGGCTAGCTCAAGATCAACCCAGCGGGAGCAGGGTGGGTACAGTCTAAGGTTGTGATGCAGGTAGTTAAGTGTGGTGGCGACGTGCTCGGCCACAAAAAAATACATGACCCAACGGCGAATGGTGAGCTCATTAATGTTGCCCAGCATCTCCAAGCGCTGTATAACTTCATAAAAGTTAATTGCAAAATTAAAAAACTGTTCATTGCGGGCAGAAACTGTAAGTTCCTCTTGCAGGAGGCGGATAGCTTCTACTATAGTGTCTCGGACTTCTTCTTCAAAGGAGCGGCGAGGAGGGGAGGCAGGAGGAAAGGCCTCTACTTCGGGTTCAGAGAGCTCCTCAGACATCGGAGGCGGCGGGGGAGCCCTGCGTCTGCGTCTGCGCATTGGAAGCCTGTCTATAAATCTCTCTATCATTTCTCCCCGTCTGCGTCTCATTTCTTCTGTAACTGCACGTCCATTTTCCCTGGGCCTAAGCTCGAAGGCTCCTCCCGATAGTGGGGTGCAGGGCGCGGGCCCGGGTAGGCTCAGAGCGCTAATTATGCTCTTTGTTACAGATTGACTTGGTAAAGACTGAATAGTCTGAAACTGTGACAGAGTCGGATCAGTGAATTTCTGCATAAAGGCGTCGAGCCACAAACAGTCACAAGGTAAGCTTAGTATGGTGTGTGGGTTTCGAGGGCTGACTAAAAAGTTAAAAAAAGCTGTCTTAAGCTTGCGGATGGTGGTTAGAATCACTATGTCTTTGTTGCCCGCATTCTGGATTCGCATGCGGTCTGCCAAGCCCCATGCATGGTTTTGACACTGGGACAGGTTTTTGTAGTGATCTTGCAGAAGCCCCTCTACGGGAACCTGTCTGTCACCTGCCATATTCGTAGTGCCATAGCCCCTCATGGGTCTAATGAGAGCCAGGTCGGCTACCACGCGCTCTGCCAGAACCGCCTGCTGAACCTGAGCCAGGGTCTCTTCAAAGTTCTCAAAGTCAATGAACCTATGGTAAGCCCCAGTGTTAATGGTGTATGAGCAGTTGGCCATCACCGTCCAATTTAGTTTTTGTTGCAAGGGCAGGTGTATCTCTGTATATTTTAGTCTGCTGTAGGACCTGGTGTCAAAAACATAGTCATTACACGTTCTAACTAGGTACTGGTAACCCACCAGGAGGTGGGGCGGTGGGTACAAAAAAAGCGGCCACCCTTCTGTGGCAGGTTCTCGAGGGCTCAAATTCATAAGCATGAGGCGATGGTATTGGTATATGTATTTGGACATCCAGGCCAGCCCTACAGAGGTGGTGGAAGCTCTGGTATATTCTCGGACCCGGTTAAAAATGTTTCTGATAGGCCTGAACACCTCAACGGTGTATGGGGTTTGTCCGGTTAGGCGGGCACAGTCCAGCGCGTTCTGCAAAACAAACAAGGAGTCGATGGCACTTTCATTCGCTCCATTGCAGATGCATCCGGTTTTGCGACAAATGAAGCCCCTGCCCGCCTCTGTCGTCAAGCTAGAAGCAGAGAGCGAGGGCTTGGCCCGATTACAGGGGGGAGCTGCACCAGAGGTGCACCCGCGGGTGCAAATGAAGCAAGAGGCGGCGGAGGCATACATTCCCGCCAGCAATGTGTTTAGGGATAATGAAGGAGAAGAAGCAGAGGGATTGCGACACTTAAAGTATGAGTCAGGCAGAATGTTACGTAAGGACCATCCTTCCAAGCGGGTGCTGGATGAGCGGGACTTTGAAAAGAGCCCTGAAAATGGCATCAGCGCGGCGGAAGCGCACTTAAAGTCTGCAGACCTAGTAACAGCCTATGAGCACACTGTGAAGGCAGAAGTTAACTTTCAAACAACCTTTAATAACAACGTGCGAACCCTTATAGCCAGGGAAGAGGTGGTTATTGGCCTGATGCATTTATGGGACTTTGTAGAGGCCTTTCTAGAGAACCCAGTGAGCAAGGCTCTCACTGCCCAACTTTTTCTTATAGTTCAGCATTGTAGGGACGAGGGGGTACTACGGGAAAGTTTGCTTAATATTGCCGAACCCGAGAGCCGGTGGCTGGTAGACCTGTTAAACCTGTTACAAACAATCGTTGTGCAAGAGCGAAGTTTGGCAGTTGGCGAAAAAGTTGCGGCTATAAATTACTCTGTGATTACCCTAAGTAAACACTATGCAAGGAAAATATTTAACTCTGTGTTTGTGCCCATCGACAAGGAAGCCAAGATTAACACCTTTTACATGCGTACTGTTGTTCAAATTTTAGTATTAAGTGATGACCTTGGCATGTACCGCAATGAGCGCATAGAGAGGGCAGTGTCTGGCGCCAGGCAGCGGGAGTTAAATGACAGGGAGCTTATGTATAGACTGCGGGAAGCCTTGACTTCCAACGGTCTATCGGAAATAGAAGGCGGTGAAGACAGTGCTAGGGTTAGATCTAAAGAGAATTGGGGGGCCGGAGCGGGCGTAGGTGCGGCAAGTGCGCGCTATCCCCACCTGCTAGATTATGAGGAAAAGGAGAACCCTGACGGCTCCGTCTCATTTCAACAGCATGAGCGCGGCACTCAATCCCATGAAAATGGCGGCCATGCAGAGCCAGCCTACAGTCGACGACAGTTGGGCCGCTTCTATTAGTCGCATTATGTCCCTAACAGCGGGGGACCGACACAAGTTCTCCTCTCAGCCATTTGCAAATAGGCTGGATGCTATTTTGGAGGCCGTGGTGCCTTCTCGCAAAGACCCTACCCATGAAAAAGTGTTAACTATAGTAAATGCTTTAATAGAAAATGGTGCCATAAGGCGGGATGAGGGGGCGGGAGTGTATGATGCCTTACTTCACCGCGTGTCCAAGTACAACAGTATAAATACACAAAGCAACCTAGAGAGGCTGGCGGGAGACGTAAGGGAGGCGGTGGCACAGCAGGTGCGCATAGCTGCGGGTAACCTAGGTTCCCTAACCGCTCTCAATAGCTTTTTAGCGCGTCTGCCTGCTAATGTGGAGCGGGGCCAGGATAATTACACTGGCTTTCTATCTGCCCTTAAGTTACTGGTAAGCGAGGTGCCCAATACAGAAGTGTATCAGTCTGGACCCCACTACTTTTTGCAAAGCAGTCGCAATGGCACCCAGACAGTTAACCTTACGAACGCTTTTGAAAACCTAAAACCCCTTTGGGGAGTAAAAGCTCCCACTATGGAAAGGCTTAGCATTTCAGCTTTGCTTACTCCTAATACTAGACTGTTGCTCTTGTTAGTGTCCCCCTTTACGGATAGCGTTAGTATTAGTAGGGACTCCTATTTGGGCTACTTGCTTACTCTGTACAGGGAAGCCTTGGGGCGCAATCATTTAGATGAGCGGACTTTGGAAGAGGTTACAGAGGTTAGCAAAGCCATGGGCAATGAAAATATAAACAACTTGCAAGCAACCCTCAACTTTTTGCTAACCAATAGACAGAAGAAAATTCCCAAAGACTACTCCCTAACCCCCGAGGAAGAAAGGATAGTAAGGTTTATACAACAAGCCGTTAGCTTGCGCATGATGCAGGAAAACCTAAGCCCCACTGAGGCCTTGGACGTGACTGCGGCTAACATGGAGCCTAGCTTTTATGCGAACAACAGAGACTTCATTAATAAGCTCATGGACTACTTTCACCGGGCAGCGGCTATAGCTCCAGACTACTTTTTGGGCGCAGTCATGAATCCTCGCTGGCTCCCTCCAGAGGGTTTCTTTACTGGGGTTTTTGACTTTCCCGAAAGAGACAACTACATCTGGGATGGGCTGGATAGCTCTTTGGATTTAACGCGCCAAGATGCCATGCGGTTTTTGGAGGAAAAGTTTATAGACGATGACCAAAGAACGGAGTCTCGCAGCGTCAGCAGAGTCCCGACTCCAGCAAGCTCTAGACGGTCATCCGTGGCCATGGCGTCTGATAGCCTTATTAGACCAATGAATAACGACAAGAACAGCTTAAGAGAAATAGAAGTGCTAGCAGATAAGCTGGCTCGATGGAAAACCTACAAGCGTGAGTCAGAGGAGGCGCGGGAGTCCCTGCCTGTGATAGTAAGACCCAAGAAATACAGTTCCGCCATTTCCAGCGATGAAAGTGATGATGGGATGAGCAAGCCGGACAAGTTTCTCAAGTTTGAGGGGAGTGGAAACCCATTTGCCCATTTGCGTCCCAAACTGGGCCGTTGTTTGTAAAGTAAATAAAGTACTCACCAGAGACATGACGCTAGCCTTTTTTTATAGCAATGGAGTTTCCGTCGTCTCCACCCCCGTCTTATGAAACGGTGATGGCACAAGTGCCTTCAATCCTGGCACCGCTGGTACCTCCGCGGTATAAAGGGGCTACAGAAGGAAGAAACAGTATTCGTTATTCCCAGCTGCCGCCTTTGTTTGACACTACAAAGCTGTACCTTATTGACAACAAGTCTTCAGACATTCAGGCTCTCAACTACCAAAATGACCACAGTAACTTCTTGACAACTGTAGTGCAAAATGCTAATTACACGCCCATGGAAGCCAGCACCCAGTCTATACAGCTGGATGAGCGTTCGCGCTGGGGTGGGGACTTTAGGTCCATTCTGCATATGAACATGCCCAATGTGACAGAGTATATGTTTAGTAATAGTTTTAAGGCATATCTTCCTGCTACGGCAGACGCGTCTGGCAAAGTGCTCACCTATGAATGGTATACATTAACCATTCCCGAGGGCAATTATTCTGAGGTGATGCTTTTGGACCTGCTCAATAATGCAGTAGTTGAAAACTACCTGGCACATGGACGTCAGCATAATGTGAAGGAGGAGGACATTGGCCTCAAGTTTGACACAAGAAACTTTTATTTAGGATTTGACCCTGAAACTGAATTGGTCATGCCTGGTTTTTATACTAACGAGGCATTTCACCCTGACATAATACTGAGTCCAGGCTGTGCAGTGGATTTTACCCACAGTAGGCTTAACAACTTTTTAGGCATTAGAAAAAGGCTGCCCTACCAGGAGGGATTCATAATTAAATGGGAAGACCTACAGGGTGGTAATATTCCAGCCCTGTTAGACTTGGAAATTTACAACCCCGACACTCCAGGCGACAACATCACACCACTACTACAAGACTCCAAGGCGAGGTCCTATCATGTGGGCGAAGATCCCAGCGCGGGCAGTACCTTCACTTCATATCGCAGCTGGTTTCTGGCCTATAACTATGGACCCGTCGATGGTATCAAGAGCAAAACTGTTTTGGTGGCTCCTGACATTACTTGCGGAGTTGAGCAAATTTACTGGAGCCTGCCAGATATGGCGGTGGATCCAGTAACCTTTACTTCTAGTCATAATCCTAGCAGCTACCCAGTGGTAGGTACAGAACTGTTACCATTACTACCCCGAAGTTTTTACAATGGATCTTCAGTGTACAGCCAGCTATTGCAAGAAAGCACTGCTCAAACACATGTTTTTAATCGCTTTCCTGAAAATGCCATTCTGAAGAGGCCTCCTGCCCCAACAATTATCAGCATTAGCGAGAACGTACCCGCCCTCAGTAACCATGGGACGCTGCCCTTAAAAAACAACATTCCTGGGGTACAGCGGGTAACCATTACAGATGCAAGAAGAAGAGTGTGTCCCTACGTGTACAAAAGCTTGGGGGTCGTTGTACCTCGCGTGCTGTCCAGTAAAACATTCTAGTGACAAACTTTTTCTTTTTATTAGCAAAGCCATGGCCATCTTAATATCACCGTCTAACAACACCGGCTGGGGCCTAGGCACTCACAAGCTATTTGGAGGAGCCAAACAAAAATCAGATCAGCATCCCGTTTATGTCCAAGCTCACTACCGGGCCCCGTGGGGCAGCAAAGGGCGCCGTCGTCCAGGTCGAGCCCGCGGGGTCCCCCTTGATCCTAAAACTGAAGCAGAGGTGGTTGCCACCATCGACGAGGTGGCACGAAATGGTCCCCCGGCAGCGCGCCTGGTGCTGGAAGCCGCTCGGCGAGTGGGGGCCTACAACCTCCGTCGAGCGCGCAAGCTAACCCCAGCTGGGCGTGCCATGGCAGCCATGCGCGCACGCCAGATGGTAAATCAGGCTAAAAGAAGGAAGCGCAGGGTCCGCTCTAAATAAAGTGTTTCCCCACGTACACACACCCGAGTGATGGCCTATTTTTTTACTGAAGCCTCATCGCCATGGCAGCAATCAGTCGCGCCATCAAGCAGGAACTGCTGGAAGACCTCAAACCTGAAATGTATCTACCACCCAAGTCCACCAGACGGAGAGCTAAAGTTAAAACAGAGGAAAAAGTTGATGTGAAAACCCTAGTCAAATCCAAGAGCAAAAAGCGCAGGGCGGCCAAGAATGAGCTGGAAGAAAATGTAGAGTTTGTCAGACGCTTTGCTCCCCGACGCCCCTACCAGTGGCGGGGCCGACAGGTTCGCGCCTTGCCCAGACCCGGCATACCCGTGGTGTTTACTCCCGGGCAGCGGTCAGGCGTCGCTTCCAAAAGGTCTTATGATGAAGTGTATGCAGATGAGGATGTGTTGGATCAATCTGGGAATATGATTAATGAGTTTGCTTATGGCAAGCGAGTTAAAATGCTTACCCATAAAAATCCCACTCCCTCACAAGTGCCCATCACTCCCCAGGAGCCAATAGCGCGTCCTGGGGAGGCGCGCCTGCTGCCCACAGTGCAAGTGCTGGCTCCACGAGATTCAAAGCATGAAACTATGTTGCCCGTGACAAAATCGGAAGGAGGAGATGTGAAAGTGGAAAACAAGGGTTTTGAGCAGATCACTCCACAGTTGGGGGTGCAAACTGTAGATATTAAGGTACCCGTGAAGCGCAAGAGTGAGGTAGAGGATGAAATTTTAAAGAGAGCTAAGATGGAACCATTTGAAACCACTGTAAAAATGGAGTACTCTGAACAGCCCCAGGTTGAGGTTTTTGATACAGGGGTAGAACCTAGCTCTTTTTTTGAAGTGCGGTCCCAAGCGCGTCCCATTGCGGTAGCTAGAAAGCGTCGTGTCCCTACCGTAGAGGTTATGGAGGTTCAGCAAAGCGATCATACTGCTCCGACTGCCAGTGCCGCTCCAGTTGCCAATGTCATAGTAGGGCCGCATTTGAGCCGTCGCCCTTCAAGATGGGGACCTGCCAATGCCATCTATCCAGATTATGTATATCACCCTAGCATCTCTGCTAAAAAAATCATGGGCCCTAGGCCAACAGGAAGGGTTAGCCGCTGGGGACCTGCCAACAGCATTTTTCCTGAGGTGCGCCTGCATCCCAGCATGGTGTCTGCAGTGACCAGAGCCGCTCCGCGCAAATCTACTAAAAGCCGAAGACGCCGGCGTGTAAGAACCCGCCGGGCTTTTGTGTTGCCTGCAGGCACCAAAACTGGCGTGATGCTTCCTCAGAATATACGTTACCACCCCTCCATCCTGTTTCGCCGAGCCTAATCTGTATGTTTTCCTTGCACAAGGATGGCCGGCAGAAATGTCACCCTTCGTCTGAGAGTCCCAGTGCGCACCAAAATTACAGGCGCAGGTCGTCGGCGCGGACGGCGCACGCGCATTCGTTGCGGGCGCATGAAAGGGGGCTTTTTGCCAGCCCTCATCCCTTTGATAGCCGCTGCTATTGGCGCAGTACCAGGAATAGCTTCGGTAGCGCTCCAAGCTGCTCGGCACTAGCTTTTACAGACTGACTCACTCCCATTTTTCTTGTGCCAGAAGAAGAAATGGATGCTGTCAATTTTTCCATCTTGGCACCGCGCTACGGGTCCCATCCTATGATGAGTGCTTGGTCTGGCATCGGTACCAGCGACATGAACGGAGGGGCCTTTAACTGGGGGGGCATTTGGAGCGGCATCAAAAACTTTGGCAGCAATGTAAAAAATTGGGGCAGCAGGGCTTGGAACAGCCAAACGGGCAAGCTGCTCAGGCAAAAATTAAATGACACTAAAGTTAGAGAAAAGCTGGTGGAGGGAATCTCCACGGGTGTGCACGGGGCACTTGACATTGCTAACCAGGAGATAGCAAAGCAAATAGAGCGGCGCCTGGAGCGTCAGCAGCCCTTAGAGCCGGAAGTGGAGGAAGAGACAGTTGAGACGAAATCTGAAGCAAAGGCCCCGCTGGTGGTAGAAATGCCTCTAAAGCGCCCCCGCGATGAAGATTTGGTCATAACCGCAGACGAGCCTCCCTCGTATGAAGAGACCATTAAAACAATGGCCCCCCTGGTGCCCATGACCCGTCCTCACCCTTCCATGGCCAGGCCTGTGATAGCAGACCGACCCACCACTTTGGAACTAAAGCCCTCCGATCAGCCGCCTCCATACTCCCCGCAGTCATCTAATATGCCCGTGACCGCGCCTGTAAGGAGCAGAGGCTGGCAAGGAACTTTGGCTAACATTGTAGGAGTGGGGCTAAGTAATGTGAAGCGCCGTAGATGCTTCTGATTGTGATTAAATATATTTAAGTGTGAAGTTTGCCGACCCTGTCTTTTTTTGACCGCGCCAGCTGAGAAGATGGCAACTCCGTCGATGCTGCCACAATGGTCTTACATGCACATTGCTGGCCAGGACGCCGCCGAATACTTGTCTCCCGCCCTGGTTCAGTTTGCCCAAGCAACCAGTTCTTACTTTAAGTTGGACAACAAGTTCAGAAACCCCACTGTGGCCCCCACTCACGATGTAACCACTGAAAGGTCTCAGCGCTTGCAGTTGCGCTTTGTGCCAGTTATGCAAGAAGATGGCCAGTACACTTACAAAACCCGGTTCCAATTGGCAGTGGGAGATAACAGGGTTCTGGACATGGCCAGTACCTACTTTGACATTAGGGGCACCCTAGACAGAGGCCCCTCCTTCAAGCCCTACAGTGGGACGGCTTACAATGCTCTCGCTCCCAGAGCTGGGGCTAATAACTGCCTATTTAATGGATCAGGTGCCAACATTAACACTTTAGCCCAAGTGCCATTTGCGGGCGCCATTACCGTTAATGGTCAAGCCGCAGTCACAGACAACACCTACCAGCCAGAGCCCCAGCTGGGCCCTGAAAGTTGGGTGGATGGCACCTTGGCAGACCTAGGAGATGCGTCTGGCCGCGCCCTGAAAGCATCGACCCCACGCATGCCTTGCTACGGTTCTTATGCTCCCCCCACCAATGAAAACGGAGGTCAAGCAACTGGGGCCGTGGAACGAAGATTCTATAAAGTGACCACCAACAATAATAATGAAGCTGATGCCCTACTATATACAGAAGATGTGAACCTCCAAACCCCAGACACCCACTTGGTGCATCAGGTGTCAGACGATCAGGTTACAGGTGTACAGGGACTGGGGCAACAAGCTGCCCCAAACAGGCCAAATTACATTGGCTTTAGAGATAACTTTATAGGTTTAATGTATTACAATAGTAATGGAAACCTAGGGGTGCTGGCGGGTCAATCGTCTCAACTAAATGCCGTGGTGGACTTGCAAGACAGAAACACAGAGCTTTCTTATCAGCTGTTGCTAGATGCCCTTACAGACAGGTCTCGCTACTTTTCCATGTGGAACCAGGCAGTAGATAGCTATGACCAGGATGTCAGGATTATTGACAATCACGGCGTGGAAGACGACATGCCAAACTATTGCTTCCCACTGAGCGGCATGGGACCATTAACTAACATGACAGCTATGAAGGTCAATAATCAAAACTTTCAAACGGACAACACTAACGTGGGTCCCATTCAAAAGATTGGTTTCGGAAATGTTGAGGCCATGGAGATAAATCTCAATGCTAACCTCTTTAAAGGTTTTCTCTACTCCAATGTGGCCCTATACCTACCTGATGCCTATAAATACACACCTGATAACATTGTAGCTCCTGCTAATGCAAATACCTATGCTTACATGAATGTGAGATTGCCCGCTGCTAACCTTATAGACACATTTGTAAATATTGGCGCCAGATGGTCACCTGATGTAATGGACTCTGTTAATCCTTTTAACCACCACAGAAATGCAGGACTCCGCTACCGATCACAGCTGCTTGGCAATGGCCGCTATTGCTCGTTCCATATTCAGGTCCCTCAAAAATTTTTTGCAATCAAAAATCTTCTCCTTCTACCGGGTACGTACACGTACGAGTGGTCTTTCAGGAAGGATGTAAACATGATCCTTCAGAGCAGCTTGGGCAATGACCTCCGAGTGGATGGAGCCTCTATCAACATTCAAAGCATCAACCTATATGCCAGCTTTTTCCCCATGGCACACAACACAGCCTCCACTTTGGAAGCCATGCTGCGCAATGATGTAAATGACCAGTCCTTTGCAGACTACCTGTCTGCCGCCAACATGCTTTATCCGATCCCTGCCAACACTACAAACCTACCAATCTCCATTCCTGCCAGAAATTGGGCCGGATTCAGAGGGTGGAGCTTTACCAGAATTAAGCAGCGGGAAACTCCAGCCCTGGGCTCACCTTACGACCCCTACTTTACTTACTCGGGTAGCATTCCCTACCTGGATTCAACTTTCTATCTTAGCCACACCTTCAGAAGAGTCTCCATCATGTTTGACTCTTCTGTATCTTGGCCGGGCAATGACAGGCTCCTCACTCCAAATGAGTTTGAGATTAAAAGGTATGTGGACGGTGAAGGCTACAACGTGGCCCAGTCCAACATGACAAAAGATTGGTTTCTGGTTCAAATGCTGGCTCATTACAACATTGGCTATCAAGGCTACCACTTGCCCGAGAGCTACAAAGACAGAATGTACTCATTCCTCAGAAATTTTGAGCCCATGTGCAGACAATTGGTAGATGTAACTAACTATGCTACCTACCAGTCAGTCACCGTAGGTCACCAGCATAACAATTCTGGATATGCTAGCGCCCTTTCAACCTTTAATCCAAGGGAGGGTCACCCCTATCCGGCAAACTGGCCTTATCCCCTAATCGGGGTCAATGCTGTGCCTACTGTTACCCAAAAAAAGTTCCTTTGTGACAGAACCCTATGGCGCATCCCCTTCTCTTCCAACTTTATGTCTATGGGCACCCTCACTGACCTTGGTCAAAACCTGCTGTACTCCAACTCCGCTCACGCCCTTGACATGACTTTCGAGGTTGATGCCATGAATGAGCCCACTCTGTTGTACGTTTTGTTTGAAGTGTTCGACGTGGCACGTGTTCATCAACCCCACCGAGGGGTGATTGAAGTAGTGTACCTCAGAACTCCCTTCTCCGCCGGCAACGCCACGACCTAAACTAATATGGCGGAAGGAGGGTCATCAGAAGAAGAGCTGCGAGCCATAGTACGTGATTTAGCCGTGACCCCATTTTTCCTGGGCACCTTTGACAAGAGGTTCCCAGGCTTCATCTCCTCTCAAAGAATAACTTGTGCCGTAGTAAACACCGCGGGTCGAGAGACTGGAGGCGTGCACTGGCTGGCCATGGCTTGGAACCCCCGCTCCAAAACATTTTATATGTTTGATCCATTTGGATTTTCAGACAGCAAGCTGAAGCAAGTGTACAGCTTTGAATATGAGGGCCTTCTGAGGCGCAGTGCCATAGCTTCCACCCCAGACAGGTGTGTTACCTTAGCAAAAAGTAATGAAACAATTCAGGGACCCAATAGCGCCGCCTGTGGACTGTTTTGTTGTATGTTTTTACATGCTTTTGTCAACTGGCCAGACAACCCCTTCAACCACAACCCTACCATGGGACCCCTTAAAAGCGTGCCCAACTATAAACTATATGATCCCACAGTGCAGCATGTACTTTGGGAAAACCAGGAAAAATTGTACAAGTTTTTAGAAAAAAACTCTGCTTATTTTCGCGCCCACGCCGCCGCAATCAAAACCAGGACTGCTTTTAATAAGTTGAAACAATAAACCGTTTATTCGAAAAATAGAAATGGTTACAGTGTGATTATTAAAAGAGGACAAGGTCATCGTCATGCTGGCCCTGGGGCAAAATGGTAGTTTGATATCTATGCTCATCAGACCAATGAAACTCCGGGAATTTAACGGGGGGCTTTTCGCCCACTGTGGACAACCATATCTGCTTAGCAATTTGAAGACACGACACCAGGTCCACACTGGAAATTTTAAAATCACAATTTTTCTGGGGAGCGGCCTTGCTGTTGCGGTAGACTGGATTGCAACATTGGAACACTAGCATAGCGGGGTTATTAAGGGTTGCTAACATCTTCTGATCGTCCACTTCGCTTTTATCGATATGGTTCGCACTTGCGAGGGAAAACGGGGTTATCTTACAGGTCTGCCTGCCCAGTAGAGGCAAACTGCTGTTCCAATTGCACTCACACTTAAGGGGCATCAGTAAATGACTCTCAGCGTTTGGCATAGAAGGATAGCAAGCTTTAAGAAAAGCCATGATCTGCTGAAAAGCCATAATGGCCTTGGGGCCATCCGTATAAAACATACCGCAGGAGGCCCCGCTAAAGTTACCACCACTCATATTAACATCCATGCTGCAGCAAAAAGCATCCTCATTCTTGAATTGCACTACATTTCTGCCCCACCGGTTAGAAACAATTTTTGTTTTTTCTGGGTTTTCCTTGAGAGCTCTTTGAGCATTTTCACTATTAACATCCATCTCTACTAACTGCTCTTTTTGAATCATTGGTGAACCATGGAGACACATTAAGCTACTTTGACATCCATGTTGCCAAACCACACATCCACTTGGGTTAACCCCAGGGGCTAGCTCCGCCGCCTTGATAACAAAATCAAGTAGCAGACGTCCAGCCACATGCAGAAAAGTTTTTTGGTTGGTAAAAGTGTAGGTAACGTGCATCTTAGAGGTGGTAATGTAAGCCTGGACTGCTTTTTTAAAGCATTCCAGCGTGCCCTCGTCTGGTAGCAAAGTAAGTTTGCTATGGTCTACCTGGTATGCATTAAGAACCTTCAGGGCAAACTCCATAGCAGACTGCCATTTGTGCTCACTAGCTTTAAAAATCTTAGAGGCCACTGAAGCCAAAGGCGAGCCAGACTTGTTACAAATGGATTTCTGCTTGGCTGGGGTAAAAATCACATTTCCCTCTTTGTCAACGTCCACCGTTTGGTCACAAAATGTCTGCACTATAATGCTCCCGGGATCTCCCCGCGCCTTGAGAGCGGCAGTAGCTTGGCGGGCTATCTCAACCATGGCTTGGTGGCCCCTTGGCTCCTCAACGGCTTTCCGCTGGCGCTTCTTTGGGGGCGCCGTAGGCGGTGCCACAGGAACCTCTTCATCGCTGGAGCTTTCAGAGATTGCAACAACCTTCTTGTGGCTCATCTTTTTCCTAGATGTCAGAAGAGCCCGTCAGTGGGACTACCGTGGAGATAGAGGAGGACACTCACACGCCTCCAAACTCTCCTGTCCTCGAAACATTCTCTCTAAGCCCCGAACCAGAGGCTGAGGCCTGTCCAAATACTGACAGATACCTAAGCGCCAATTTACTTTGCAAGCACCTGCAACGTCAAAGCGCAATTGTCCTCGATAGTATCAAAGACCAGCTTCAAGTGCCAACCAGTGTATCAGAACTAAGCTGTGCCTATGAACGAAGCTTGTTATGTCCAAACATCCCACCAAAGCAACAAAGCAATGGAACATGTGAAGCAAATCCCAAGCTTAACTTTTACCCAACTTTTTTGGTGCCCGAGACACTGGCAACTTATCACATTTTTTTTGTTAATCAAAAAATACCAGTATCTTGCAAGGCTAACAGAGCTAAAGCAGACAAAGCCCTTACTCTGCAAGAGGGAGATTGCTTACCTGACTATGAAACAATGGACACTGTGAGCCGGGTATTTGAAGGCTTAGGCGGAGAGGTGGTCGCGGAAAACGCGCTGCAAAACAATGACTCTGTATTAGTAGAACTTAAGGAAGACAATCCCCGACTAGCTGTACTTAAAAGAAACCTCAGCGTTTCACACTTTGCCTATCCGGCCGTACACCTACCACCTAAAATTATAACCACTGTCATGAACAATCTACTAGTAAAAAGAGCAAACCCAAGCGCCGACGTGTCAGAGTTAGATCCCGATGGGGGTCAAGAGGTAGTGTCGGACACTGAACTAAGCAGGTGGCTTAATACTTCTGACCCAGAAACCCTGGAAAAGCAGCGAAAACTAGTAATGGGAAGCGTATTGGTTACCGTAGTGCTTGAGTGCATGCAAAGGCTTTTCACTTCAAAAGACATGGTAAAAAAAATCGGAGAGACCCTCCACTACACCTTTAGGCATGGGTACGTGTCCTTAGCTTGCAAAATCTCTAATGTGGAGCTAACCAATGTGGTCACCTATATGGGGATTTTGCATGAAAACCGCCTGGGTCAAACCACCCTGCATCATACGATACAAGGTGAGACCCGCCGAGATTACATTCGTGACTCCATTTTCCTCATACTTATCCATACCTGGCAAACCGCTATGGGCATTTGGCAACAGTGCCTAGAGGAGGAAAACCTAAAAGAGCTGGCCAAGCTAGTGCAAAAAATTAAAAAGCCACTGTACACTGAGACCTCCCAGCGCCTTATGGGCAAGCAGCTGGCAAACGTAGTCTTCCCACCCAAACTGCTAGAAACCTTTAATAAGGGCTTGCCCGATATTGTCAACCAGAGCATGATGCAAAACTTTAGATCTTTTATTTTAGAAAGGTCCGGAATTCTACCATCCATGACATGTGCTCTACCAACAGATTTTATTCCCATTCACTTCAAAGAGTGTCCCCCTACTATGTGGCCTTACACTTACTTATTAAGATTAGCAAACTTCTTTATGTATCACAATGACCTATGCTACGACATGGAAGGCGAGGGCCTACTAGAGCACTACTGTCGTTGCAACCTCTGCACACCACACCGTTGCCTAGCCACAAACCCCGCAATGCTTAATGAAACTCAGCTAATAGGTACCTTTGATATCCGGGGTCCCGGCGGGGAAAACGGAGCAGAGTCTTCCTCTGGCCTTAAGCTCACCGCTGGAATGTGGACTTCCGCGTTTCTAAGAAAATTTGAAAGTTCTGATTATCACGCCCATAAAATTCACTTTTATGAAAACCAATCAAAGCCCCCTTCAGTTGAACCCACTCCCTGCGTCATTACCCAAAGCAGTATTTTAGCCCAATTACATGACATCAAAAAAGCTAGGGAGGAGTTTTTACTCAAAAAAGGGCAGGGACAGTATCTAGACCCTCATACTGGGGAACCGCTCAATGCCGCGGGTCCTTCCGTAGAGAGTGGCCATGAGTTCCAAGGAGATGGAAGACACAGAGAGCCTAAGCGTGGAAGACATTTCCGGCAGCGAGGAGGACCTAGAAAGCCTCCCAGAGCCCATGCCGGAGGAGAGCCAGATGTCAGAGGAACGACCTCCTAGATGGGACCAGAAAAAGAAACTTAAGGGTAAGCGGCCCCGCAACTATCAATCCTGGCGAGCACACAAGTTTAAGATCCTTAGCTGCTTGGGCGTCAGTGGGAACAGTGTCGCCTTTACCAGAAGATACATGCTTTTTCGAGAGGGGGTTAACCTCCCCAACAACATCATTCACTACTATAACTCTCGCTACCGCAGCAGGACAGAAACTCAAGCGCAAACCAGTCCCACTGAAACGCCCAAAGCCAGCCGCCGGTGAGGACAACCAGCAGACAAGGCAGCTGCGCAATCGCATTTTTCCAACACTGTATGCCATCTTTCAGCAAAGCAGAGGCTGCCCCACGGCATTAAAAATAAAAAACAGATCCCTCAGATCCCTTCTGAGAAGCTGTCTGTACCACAAATCAGAAGAACAACTGCTACGCACGCGAAACGACGCCGAGGCTTTGCTCAACAAATACTGTCAAGGACTCGAGTCCAACACAGACTGAGCAATGTCCAAAGAAATACCAACCCCTTATATATGGAGCTACCAACCGCAAACAGGACATGCTGCAGGCGCCTCCCAGGATTACTCCACCCAAATGAATTGGTTTAGCGCCGGCCCATCGATGATTAGTCATGTTTACGGAATTAGAGACTTACGCAATAAAGTTTTGATGACCCAGGCACAAATAACAAAAACTCCCAGAACAATAATGGACCCTCCAATTTGGCCTGCTTCCATGCTTGTACAAAAGCATGCCACACCCAAAACAATCGCTCTGCCCAGAAACCACACCCTAGAACAGGCTATGGTGAACTGTGGAGCACAGCTGGCGGGAGGACGACAGCCAAGTCCCTCCCACATAGATATAAAAGACACAATGCTTGCCGGTACGGGCATTCAGCTGGGCGAGGACATCCCAAGCGTCTCCTGGATAAGGCCCGACGGCATCTTCCAGCTAGGAGGGGGATCCCGTTCATCTTTCAGCCCAACGCAAGCATTCCTCACTCTCCAGCAGGCATCCTCAACACCGCGCACAGGAGGCGTAGGCAGTTACCAGTTTGTACGTGAATTCGTGCCAGAGGTATATCTTAACCCTTTTTCAGGACCCCCGGACACCTTTCCTGACCAATTCATCCCAAACTACGACATTGTAACCAACTCTGTTGATGGCTATGACTGAGGAAAGCGTGGACCAGGTGGAAGTGAACTGCCTATGCGTCCAGCATGGCCAAAGCTGCAATAATACCCGCTGCTTTGTAAAGGAGGGTTTACGCGCTAACTGGTTTTACAACCCAGTACTTGAAGAGTTTGCTATTCCAGACTCTTACCAAGAGGGACATGGTGTGAATGTGAAAATAACGTTTTCCCACCGCTCCAGAAACCTGCGCCACAATGGCCATGATGTAATATGTTCCTACTCACACCTGGGATCCCACATTAGCATAAGATGTACTTGTAACAAACCGCGTCCTCACCTAAGCCTAATTGAGGCGGCCTGTTCTATGTATAACCTTGACTAGATGTGATTAAACTTTTCTTGCAGCTACCGCGATAATGCGCTTCTGTTTCTTCTTCTGCTTCACCGCAAGCATTTTCTGCACTACAGGAAACAGCAGTGACATTGTATTTTGCTGCGCCCACACACCTTGCCTTCTACATCTAGAAGTGGACCAGGAAACCAGTGTCACTTGGATAGACTCTAACACAGGCCAAATTCCGCTCTGTCTCTCCAATGGCACATGCCACATAAGCGAAAAAGGCCTGCACTTTTCTGCAAATTTTTCCAAGGATGGCCTATACATCGCCATCATTAATGAAACAAACTATCATGCCGCTGAACATTACTACCTTGTCTATATTTATGAGAACTGCCACCAGATGCCGTATGATTCCCCACGGCACACCGGCCACAAAGGGACCTCATTCAACTGGTCCATGGGACTATGGCTGGTAAAATGCAGCCATAACAAAACTTTCTTTCTGCCATTTGTTCTAGACTCTGCAAAAAGTGCTCCCATTATTATGACTGAGACTGCTATAACTATATACATTTCCATGATATTTTTAATTGTAAGCCTGCTAACCTTTCTAAATGTTTTAATAACGCTAAACAATAAATATAAACACTATGGAGTTTAAAAATAAACTTACCTAATTTTTGTCAAGACTTCTGGGTCCTGTGTCTCTATGTCCACAAGGGCCCCCTCTTCCCAACTTTGATACTTCCACTTGTGTGTGCGGGCCAACTTGCGCAAATGCTTAAAAGACAATGTGGTCTCTCCCGACAGCTTCCCGTTCACCAACACCAAAGCCATGAAGCGGACACGAAGTGCTCTACCTGCAAATTTTGACCCCGTGTATCCATATGACGCCCCAAAACCCTCCACTCAACCCCCTTTTTTTAATGATAGAAAAGGTCTCACTGAATCATCCCCCGGAACTCTGGCTGTGAATATCTCGCCTCCACTAACCTTCTCTAACCTAGGCGCGATCAAGCTTTCCACGGGTGCCGGACTCATCCTCAAAGAGGGAAAATTAGAAGCCAACATAGGACCGGGTCTTACCACAAATCAAGAAGGACAAATCACTGTTGAAAAAGACAGTGACGGCCTAACATTCACTTCCCCCCTACACAAGATTGAAAACACCGTATCTCTAAGCATAGGCGAAGGGTTAGAAGATGAAAGTGGCACACTCAAAGTGAATTTCCCTAGTCCCCCACCCCCTCTACTATTTTCCCCTCCACTTGCAGAGGCGGGGGGTACTGTTTCACTACCCTTGCAGGAGTCCATGCAAGTAACTGAAGGAAAGCTCGGCGTAAAGCCTACCACCTACTCTCCGCCCCTTCAAAAAACTGACCAGCAAGTAAGCCTGCGCGTAGGTCCGGGTCTCACCGTACTAAACGGACAATTGCAAGCAGTTCAACCTCCAGCAACAACCTACAAGGAGCCTCTCTTAGAAACTGAGAACTCTGTTTCTCTTAAAGTAGGTGCCGGCCTTGCCGTGCAGGATGGAGCCCTAGTGGCAACCCCTCCAAACGTCACCTTTTCCGCACCCCTAGAAAAAAATGGAAATGCAGTGTCAGTGCGCGTAGGCGCGGGCTTATCTATACAGGGTAATGCCTTAGTGGCCACAACCTCCCCAACCTTGACCTTCGCCTATCCATTAATTAAGAATAACAACCATATAACTCTAAGTGCTGGGAGTGGCTTAAGAGTATCCGGAGGTAGCCTTACTGTGGCCACTGGACCTGGACTTTCCCATATAAATGGAACAATAGCTGCTGTAATAGGCGCAGGTTTAAAATTCGAAAACAATGCCATTCTTGCAAAATTAGGCAATGGTCTAACCATCAGGGATGGCGCCATTGAAGCAGTGGCACCACAACCCTCATTTACCCCTGTAACTCTATGGACTGGACCTGATCCAAACGTTAACACCTCAATTAATGGCACTCCGGTAATTAGATCATTTATATCATTAACTAGAGACAGTAACTTAGTCACAGTCAATGCTAGCTTTACTGGAGAAGGAAGCTATCAATCAGTGAGCCCTACCCAATCTCAATTCAGCTTAATTCTAGAATTTAACCAGTTTGGACAGCTAATGTCCACAGGGAACCTTAATTCCACTACCACTTGGGGAGAAAAACCCTGGGGCAATAACACTGTACAGGTACAACCAAGTCACACCTGGAAACTATGCATGCCTAACAGAGAAGTGTACTCCACCCCCGCCGCTACCCTTACCAGTTGTGGACTAAACAGTATTGCACATGACGGTGCCCCCAACAGAAGTATTGACTGCATGCTAATTATAAACAAACTAGCTGGCGCTGCAACTTACACTCTCACATTTAGATTTTTAAATTTTAACAAACTAAGCTCAAGTACCGTGTTTAAGACTGATGTATTAACCTTCACCTATGTGGGGGAAAATCAATGAATACAGTTTGCCCAATGTAAACGATAAGCAATAAAGGTCATAAACAGATGAACTTTTAAGATTTTATTTTTCATACACTCGAGCTGTAATGCTACCGCCTTCAGGAAAAGTCACTCGGTACACGGTTCTTTCACAAGAGCACAAGACATAAGTATTAGTTAACAATTGATTTGAGGGATAATAGTACACATTTTCTTGAGTGGCAAAACGAGGATCAGTAATGTCAACAAAACCATCAACTGGAATGCAAGAATAGTCAAGCACGGTGGGTTCAATCTAAAAATGAAGAAACGCGTTGAGGTTCACTAAACACAGATTTTGAATGTGTCGACACCGTCCATACATCATTGCTTGTTTCAAAGCAGTTTGTCTTCTCTCCTCTGCCTTGGAAGTGGTCCGATGTAGCACTACAGGTATCTTTTCAACCTCTCTCAGCACCCGATCTATTATAGATCTTACCCAAAAAGCGCAGCTTTTAAGAGCACAGTAGTTTTGGAGGCTGCAAGATTTACACTTAAGCACCAGCCAGTAATTATAAGTACTTTTAAAAACCACCCCTAGCTCGGGGCTAATGCATCTTTGAATGGCAAGCATGCAAGCCTGATGCACGGTGCTAAAAAAAGACAGTCTAAAGTAAATGTAATGAATGTTTCTAAACATTATACTCCCCACATAGTTAATCTCATCAGGTCTGCTAGAATTCACAAACTCTCGGTACCAAAGATACTTTTTGTTCACAAACCCACCCATTACAAATTCTTCAAGAAATTCTTTTAAAACTTGCGTAGCAGACAGACATTGCAAAGACAAACTGTCAGAACAGTGACAATGTACTTGCCACATTTGGGCATCTGCTAGACAGCAGTGGCTATTTAAAATTAACTCAGCACCCCCATTACATGTAAAGCCCCCAAAAAGCAGTTTTTCATGTCGATACAGCAGGTCATCCCATAAAATGGGTATTTCCAAACACAAAGCAAAGCAATTACAAAAAATTGGAGCTCTCACCACAGCTGTCACATGGGAGGTTGTCTCAGCGTTGCAGCTGCCTTCCATCCTACAATTATGAAACATAACTAAACATTTCTAACAATGATACAGAAACAATGTTCCGTCCTAAAAAGGCATTGTTGACATTAGAGTGATTATTAACTGCCTCAGAAATTGCTTGCGCCAAAGAACGTTTGAAATATGTTACTGCATCAACGTGCTCAGAAAGAAGTTGAGAGTGACAAACCACTTTAAAGGTTAAGCCAGGCTTGTTTTTATCAATAGCCTTGACCAAACTCTCAGAAAACATTTCAGCTGTGACATCATCAGTAGTGTTGAACAGAAAATCCGCAGGAGATTCCAGCATTGTTCCAAGCTGTCTAACAAAATCTTCCTCATAATGAACTGTCCCCTTTAGAGAAACACGTGGCAGACGATGGTGGGCCATCGCGTTAACCTGAAATACATTTCACAGTGAACAAACCTAACTCCGCCGCGGTAAAGTTGTGTCCATGACTAGAACAAAAATCTTTAAAAAAGCTATCTAAGTACTTAATCATTCCATCAGTTACAATTTTCAGCAGCTGCGTGGTGCATGCCACATAGTGCCAGCTAATAGCTACAAAAAACTCCATTCCCTCCTTGGCAGACAGCTCTTGCACACAAGCAGTGACTATCCAGCGCTTAAGAAACGTTTCAAGCCCAGCGCAAACAAGAGCTCCAATGTCTTTATCCAAGGAAAGCAATAATGAAGAAAGCGCGGGCTCGATTGTAATATTGAAGCATAGACATTTCAGATGCTCGCTAGCTGCAGTCGCCATTATGAGGTCTGTAATGTAAAAACAATTCATCAGCAGCTGAAAAAATGAACCTTAACCTCACTAAGCCACTGCATGTGCAAGTCATCATCAATGCCAGAGCCCAAACCCTCAATCCAACCCCGAATATACACTCGAATTTGAGACTCCACCTCCTTCTTCAAATAAGAAGACATAATGTTTGGACAACTGTAAACAATTGCTGTTACAATAGTGGGCCCACTGTGACTAGAAAGCCTTCGCACAGCCCTGAGATTATAAGTAGACTGCAACAACATCGAAACCCCGCGACACAAATCTGTCTCGCGGTCTTGCTCTCTTATTAAATTGACCAAGTGGTCCTTCAAAGTTATGTTGCACTCATAGAAGTACACACCTCCGGCATCCATTCTGAAAAATAACAAAACACCACTAAGCATAGCACCGTTACCCAAAGGAAACTAAATTAACGAAGGCAACACTTACCTATTCTGTTGTCACCAAAAGATTGGGTTCCCAAGTCACAGACAATCCAAGAGCAAGGTGGGCGCAGTCTTCTGGAATAAGCTGTCCAAAGTCGTGCCGGAAAGCTTCCTGAAGATCAGCAGCAGTAGCCTGAAGATCTGCAACGGAGCCAAAACCTTCAGTGTCACTTCCAATAAAAATATAAAACCCTAAGTAGTCCCCATCTAAAGCAGAAACAGCGGCAGCAAATGTAGGCCATGGCCTCAGTTCCTGAGCCCTAATAGTCCTAAACAGAACATGACGCAGTTCAGTAGGCAAAAAGTCTGTGAGCTCCAGATGAGCACACACACTCTCCACCAGGCTCTTATGAACTCGAAGTAAAAAACATGCTCCCATTGACACTCCTAAGGCTGCCATAGTACTCACGGACACCGCTGCTGTCGAGAATGAAGTCTCAAAAGAACTGTAAGTCAAAGTCTCCTGCCATGCGCTTAAATACTGCCCTAACCAGGGCGTCTCAGGAAATCAGCCCAAGGGCGGACATTGACCCGGGCATCCTGTCCTAATATCAACAAACACATCCTTTTTTAACCACACCCAAAAACCGGGCCAAAGTCCACAAAAACACCCAATTGACGTCATGGTCTTTCCCGTGGGAAACGCCCTGAACAGGGTGTAACCTTGTCAAAACAATCAAACAAAAACTTTTTAAAAAAAAAAACAACATTTAGGCCACACCTCTTTGTCCTGTATATTATTGATGATG